CTGGCTTTGGTGTTGCTGGTGTTACCTGCCCGATCTTGATCAGGAAGGCTTCGTTTTCTTTTTCCCACTCGGACATTTTAACTCCAACTCGTAAGGATTGATACGGACATCTCACAGCTGAGTAGGTCACCCGAAGCAGCATTGAGAATACTTGGTGCGCTGATTGCGCTTACATTATAGACCAGAGATGATGCTGCTAACTTGGCGAACACGCCACAGACAGTATCTTCTATGCCATTAAGGTTGCCTTCATTATCAAATAAAGGGACAGTCATAATAATCTTAAAGTTAGCCATTGGGCTAATAGTGATGTGTTGGTTATTGCTAGGAGTTAAGTATGGATCGTCTGGTGACACGATCACAGAGTTAGCCAGAACCGTGGCAGGTGGAAAAGCAAAGACTTGGTATTTTGTGTTATCTACTAGCGCGGTTGCTAAAGTAGTGCGTAGTGTGGTTATCGCTACTGGCGGCATTAGCCCACCATTGAGCGAGGGTCTAGCGCATGTGCAATCAATCCTCGCACCTTAGCGAGAAGCTGTGCGCTCATTCGGTAAGGGCTTGGCTGGAAATCAACGGCATTAGATCCACTGAGAGTAGCGGTTCTTGCTTGCCAGATTTCAACAGATATCATCAAAGCTGCGTTCTGCACTGCTGTATCTGTTGTCCAGTCTGTGTAAGTAGTTGTGGATACAGATCCATAAGGAAAAATTGGGTGATAAGACTGGGCTGTTGAGTGAGTTGTTGTGACACTAATTGAGTATTCACCAACGGCCGTAATTGTCTTAGTGCCGTTATACAAACCACCTGAATTAGCAATTGTGACGCTCTGGCCTACATAAAATGTATCAAGAATGTTATCGTTAAAATATAAAGTGCCTGTGCCTACAACATTGCTATGTGCAACAGTGAACCATTTAGGAGCCCATAACATAGGAATAAGAACTGCATCTGATGCGTCACAAACTTCCTGCAAAACGGCATCTGTGTAAAGTGTGCCAACACCTAGAGTGGTGCGTAACTCACTAACTGTTGTAAGAGCCATTTTGTTTCCTTTCTAAAGACTCTGGGGAGTAGAGGGCTACTACTCCCCAGAGCGACTTAGTGTTTGCTAATTAAGCAACTTGTACTGCGCGGAATGCTGCTGGGTAGCGATTAACTACTGCAACATAACCATAGATACCAATTTCAAGCTGTCCATTTGCGACAACATTTGCGCGGATCTGTAGCGTTCCTGATTCGTGGAATCGCATTGCCATTGAAGGATAAACAAGTCCGACCTTGATGTTTGATGTTCCACCTGTGTAGTTAGGATCAACCACTAGGTTAAGACCAGCAACTGTGCCGTTTGTTGAACCCTGTGTAATCAAGCCGTTTGCATTCTGAGATGCAGCAGCTGCGTATAGAGGGCGACCTGTTGTATCAACTGCTCCTAATAAACCAGCAAAATCAACATCATCGTTACCGCCTGATGTAGCAACCAATAGGTTGTTAGGTGTCTGACGCATTACTCCGTATGAGTCTGCGATTGACTTAGCGATTGCCTTGTAGATTGTTGTTGAAGATGAATCTGATGATCCGTCTGCTGCAATCTTAGCTGCATACTGATCTGTCTTTTGTGCGTATGATGCAGCCAACTCACGAAGATAAAGATCTAGGAAACTTGGGTCTGAACGATCCACAAGCTCTAAATCTAGTTTTCCAGCTCCGGCAAACTTGACCACTGTATCTTCTTGGAAGGTTACTGTTGTATCAGATGATGCAAACTCTGCGCCTTCTGCTGTTAGATCTACTGAAGCCTGTGTTCCCAATTTTGGAGTAAAGATCTTCATTCCGCTTGCTGGAAGTGCAGCGCGCTCGATTGAATCAATGAATGGACGAGATGAATCGATGATGCCGATTACATCCTTTAGGTAAGTTGGTGGAACCATACCTGTGTTCTCTGCAACTGTTGCAACCTGTAGAGCTGCTACTAGTTCGCGAGCATCTGCGTCACCGCGTGATGCGTTTAGTTGTGCCTTAGCGTATTCACCAGCTGTGATGTTTAAGTTAAGGCGTGGGTTTGTGTAATACATTGCTGTAACTGTAGGGCGAGCAGCTTCTACAGCCGCTGCTTCTACTGGTGCTGCTTCGACTGTAGTGTCTTCCACGACTGTCTCGCTTTCTGTTTGTGGGTTTTCTTCAACAGGGATGACTTCCTCTGCTGCGATCTCTAGTATTTCTGAACTTGCAAAAGCAGGGACAGTCACTAGAGAAACTTCTTTTAATCGAGCTGATGAAACAACTGTGTGTCCATCCTTTGATGGCTTTGATGCAAGGATCTCCGCACCAATGCTCAAACCTGTAACTAAACCTTCTTGCGCCATAATCAAGGCGTCATTGCCACCAGATGAGCGACTTAGTTTGAAAGTTGCATAGATACCATCTGCGCGAGTCTCAGCAGCAGTCATTCGACCAATTGGCTTTTTTAGATCATGCTGTGATAGCAACTTAATCTTTGACGGATCTGCAATCTCTATTGAGTTTGCTGCGAAAGTATAAGCACCAAGATTAGTATGCCCGATTTCTCCAGTGCCTAGAGGTACGATCTTTCCAGAGATTTCTCTGCGTTCTTCTGAGCACTCGATTGATGATGCTTCGATATATAGAGTTTCCATTAGCTGCCATTCCCGTTAGGTGATAGGTCTTCCATTTGCATTGCTTGTTCTGTTGTAATTAAGCCAAGTGCAAGCATTTTTTCTAGCACTAGCAATCTTTCCATTGTTTCTGTGCGTAAGAATGTGTCGTCTAATGCAAACTTGACATAATGTCCAGCAGTAGAGCAATCATCCATGCTTAAGCGAGACTCGATGGCTGAAACATAAGGCTGTAGAGTCAAAGCTACTAATTGTTTTCTTTCTTCAATCACATTGCTGTAGGTCATGCTTGTATTCATTGAAGCTGAAACATAATAAGGATCTACAGAACAAAGACGCGCACATTCTGTTGCTAATCCTTGAATGGCATCTTGGTAAGCCATGTCCTTAGGAGAAAAGCCTGTAGTTTGATATTCCAAAGTTGAAGTTAGATAAGCAGTGCCGTTATTTTGGCGAGCGCGCTTCCATGCAGCTAGTAATCCAGAAACTTCAGCAGGTGGAAGGTCAGCACCAGTATTTTTTAAGAACCCAGTCGCGGATGGTGTTTCCAATGCAATACTTGCAGCCTTCTGTGCATCTAGTGCGGCTTTAATTGTGCTGCCACCTGATGCGAGGATGCCCTCATCCTTTTGGAATGTAATAAGAGATCCAAGACCTGACATAGGCAAAGGAACTCCATCGAGATAATACTGAGTTACAAAATTATTAACTGAATCTGTATTGAATGTAACGCGATTGTTAGCAACCCAGTTTGCGTTCGCCATTCTTGCATCTTCAAGATAAGTCTCAGTAATCTGCCAATAACTCACGCCATACATAAGCAAACTATCTAAAGTGAAGTACATAGTCTCAAAACGAGGTTGAGCTTTAGAAGGTTGCTCAATCCAACGAGGTGCAGCAATCATTTCACCTGTGGATCTCTTGTAATACTCCAGAGGGATGCTTGCAATAGTGCCACAAATTAGATCACGACATCTTTTAATTGATGGCACTTGCAGAGCTTGTGTGCGAGTGACCATGACTGGGAAATAATTGCCATAAGTCAAGTAAGACTCTGACATGACCTGCGGAGCGTTTTGCGCTTCGACAATTTGAGGCTTACGCGAGAAGATACCCATAGACAGAAATTGTAGCATTTGTCAAGCAATTAGACAATGTGCTAGGGCGTGTCTAACTATAGATTTGAGGTTTAGCAACTGGGATCATTAACTTGCTCACAACCATCGCCAAGCCAATAGGTGCTGAAATATCTCCAGCAGACTTTCGTTTAATGATGCGCCATGCCGAGTCATTGACTTTAGCTGCACAGTTATTCATCTGCTGGATCAGTTCTGCCTGCCCATTATGAACAACACGATGATTGACTAAGCCTTCTAAAAGATCTCCGCAGGCTTTGTAAAATTGCTGACCCGAAACATCTTCGACCATAACCCCAGCATTAGCCAAGCGATCTGCGATTGTCTGGGTGGCGTACTTGTCATAACAGACCAGCCGTGGTTTAAAAATGTCGCACCATGCCTTTATACTTGCCGCCATCTTTAGCTCATCGATGGCAACCTGTGAGCTGTAAGTTTCCATAATCCCGATGCCAATCCGCCCATCTGGGAGAAGTTGTCCTGCGACCAATGATCCGTTCCTGCGTGACGGACTGACATCGAAACCAAAGACAGTATAAGCCCCAGCCGACATTTCTAGGGTGTTATCGGATGTATCTTCTAATACGCCATGAGGCCAAGGACTACTTAGTGAGTCGATCCATTGGCAAAGAGTTTCAGTACGCGTGTTTTCAATCGGCGAAGTAGCAATCGCCTCTTCAATTGCCTCTTCTGTAATGGTGTATCCCAAAGAGGGGTTAGCCAAAGCCCATGCAGCACGATCAGTTATCTTACAATATTGTGGCGCAGAATATTCGTAAAACCCAAAAGACTTTGGTGGATAATCTATGGCGCGCTCTCGTAAGTCATTGAGTACAGTTGAGAACGCATCTCCAGCATTACTTGTGAGTAATGTCTGAGAGTTTGGGTGCGCTCTAGTCGTTGGAGTAGCAGCTCTAAATCCATCTTCTGTGATCTCTCGGACTTCATCGATGTAGAGCAATCCATTGACGCTTCTGCCTCGACTGCCATCTCTAGTTGCTGCAACGACATCAAGCCTTGCTCCAGATAGCATTTCAATGCTCTCAGTTCCGTTAGCGTGTCGGATTTGTTTAACGAATCCTTTAAGGTGGTCATTTGTCTCCAATAGGCTAGTTACTTGTCTGAAGGTGTCTAAAGCCATGCTTCTATTAGAGCTCATGATAAGCACATTGGTGTTCCACTTGATGAGGTGAGCCAAAATCAACATTCTGGCTAAATGGGTCTTACCGTTTTGACGAGCAACCAAAATAAGGTTTGTCTTACGAATCCACATGCCCTTCTTGTCAATAGTGAGCATGTCTTTAAGCACAAACTCCTGCCAAGGCATCAAAGGCATCTTTACGATCTCACAGAGATCCTTAACATCTTGCAGCTTGTTTTCGCCTTTTAGAAGTGGGCTGTGAAGCCTTGGTTTGGTTGCCCCTCGTAAGGCTTTGGACTTTCTGGGCTTAGTCGTCATTGATCTGGATCGGGTCGGGTCTTAAAAGGACTGTCCAGCATCGTCTCGGACTGCATCGGGGAGATATAGTCGAGAAAGACAGGGGGGGTAGCCGTCTGTGCTAAAAAAACGCCCTCATTAAGCGCACCTTTGCGTAGATTGCATGACTTACATAGCACCCTTAGATTATCAAGGCTGTGGTCTCCACCTGCTTTGCGTGGGATGATGTGGTCGATGTGCATCTCGCCCTCATCTGTGCCACACAACTGACAAGCTCTGCCATCACGCATGAACACACGCTGTCGCTGCTCGCGATAACGCCTACTGTTCAGCTTGTCTAATGCCATCCCTTAGCCTTCCAATGATCATAAGCCTTGCAAGGCGTTGAGTACCTATGCTTAATGTAGCGTAAGCCCCACTCTACTTGCTGTATGGGTGTAGCTGTTAATAGCCATTTAGATCTACCTTGTGGAATACCAGCATGACTACCATTAACTGCCTTAGGATTCCATGCACTCTCTTTACCATATAGAGCTGCAATGCATTTGTATTGTTTAATATCTCCTAATGAGTAATATGCATATTGCTTAGGAGTCATAGATATATCTTGTAAGTTTGTAGAACCTGCTTCAGGCATTAAGCATAGAGATCCCACTAATGCTATTAGCACCCCCCGAGCGATCCGCTTAGGCGGCTCGGGGTGAGCCCCTGAAGGGCTCTGCCTAAATAGCATAATGATGATGTCAAGCAACAGCGTAAATCTTGGGCGTGTCATAACAATTGTACCCCCTGTGGATAACTTCTGTGGATAACTATTTATCCGTTGAGTAGAAGCCCTTACCCTTGAAATGAACAGCAGATGAACTAATTGCCTTAACCATAGGTTCATTACAATATGTACATAAGATCATTGGTCGATTGTTCCATCCATGATGAACTTCTTGACTAAGATTGCATCTGGCGCATTTGTAATCGTAGGTTGGCAAGTTAGACACCTCTGTATCATGTAAGACCCACAAGCTGTGCAGCGGTCAATATCTGCCTCTGTAGGTTCGCTAGTAATGTGACCGTATTTTAA